CAAAGTCCTATCAAGAATTACAAAAAAGATTTGGTGATGCACCTAATGAATATTCATGGGAAGCAGGACAAGGCTGGATTGACCCAGACTATGAACCATTTCAAGAATTGGCTCAATATGCTAAATCAAAACGTGTACCACAAGACGTGATGGATAAAATGTTATCCGCAGTTGGTAAGTACATGGATGAGTTTAATATCGACTATAATGCTGAAAAACAGGCTTTAGGTGATAAAGCAGATGAAAGATTAGAAATCTTAAACAACTGGGCTAAATCTAATTTATCTGAAGACTCATTTTATGCTTTAACATCAAATTTAAGAACCGCTGACGCAGTGTTAGCATTAGAAGAATTGAGGTCAAAAATGTTAGGACAAAACACAATGATACCGGGCAATGAGCAATCACAATCTGATGGCGTACATAGTCTTGAAGATTTGCAACTTGAGATGATTCAGAATATTGAAAAATATAAATCAGATCCAAGATATCGAAGAGAAATAACTGCAAAAATCGAAAGATTGCAAACTAAGTAAATAGCGGTTTATAATGTGTACAAGTATCCAGTTTTTCTGGGAATTGGATAACTTGTACATAATCGGCCCTTCACGGACAACCAACATTTTACAAGCCCAATAATACTTAATAAAACATCATTAACTATTTAAGGGGATTAAAATGTCCATAAGTTTAACTAATGTCCAACAAATCGAGTTCGATGCGTTGGTAAAAGCAATCTATCGCTCTACAGGTTTTTTAATGCGTGATACCATTCGTACAAAATACGATGTTATCGGTGCAAGCGTAGAGTTTCGTAAAGTAGATCAAGTAATTTCTGTACCAACTGCTTACTTAGCAGCAGTAACCATTCAAGATCCCGGTTACAACAAAGCAGTATGTACTTTACAAAAATACACCACACCTACCGCAGTAGACGAAGTACAAGAACTAACAGTAAACTTTGACGCTAAAATGGAAAACGCCATGTTAGTCGCTCAAGCTATGGGTCGTCGTTCTGACCAAATCACCATTGATGCATTAGTTGCTAATCCCGGTGACACTATTGCAGATGGCGGTACAAACTTCAACTACTTGAAATTTACCCAATGTTTAGAGTTCTTTGATAACAACGCAGTGCCACTTGCAGAGCGTTATGTAGCTATGTCTGCAAATAACTTCAAGTCTTTAATGCAAGATGACCAATTCGTTTCTACTTTCTACACCAGAAATGATGTAATTGACCGTGCACGCATTCGTGAATACTTAGGTTTCAACGTTATCGTAGTTCCACAAATGACAGAGGGTGGCTTACCAAAAACCGGAAACATTCGTACCGCTTTAGCATGGCACAAAATGTCAACTGGTATGGGTATCGGTATGAATTTCCGCACCGAAGTGAACTACATTCCACAGAACACCTCTTACTTAGTAAACGGTGTATTCAGTGCTGGAGCCACAGTGATCGATTCCCGGGGCGTATTGGGAATCGAATGCGATGAAACTGCATAATAAAGGGGAATAAAAATGGCTTTTAATGACCAAAGATTTACTAGACATACTTTAGCGTTCAACAGTGGACGTGTAACAGTAGACGGCCCAGCTTTTACAAATGGACCAGCAATTTTCAGTTATGCTTCTGCTACTGATGATATTGCAACTGTTACAGCTGCTAACTATTTTGCATCAGCAGTATATGATTTAGCGGTAGGTGATATTATTATCATTGAAGCAAGTGATGCTAACGGCATGTATTATGTAGATGCTGTTAACCAAACCGCTGGTACTGTTACTGTTGTTACATTTGGACCAGTTGGTTCAGTTGGTACAGCTAATTTACAGAATGGTGCAGTAACTGCAATTAAACTTGCAAATGATGCTGTTGAAACTGCAAAAATTCTAAATGCTAACGTAACATTAGCAAAATTAGCATCTGGAATTACTCCAAGTCACATTGTTAAATATGCTGCACAAGTAACAACTGTTGGTGGTAGTGCTACAGAAGCGTTTACAGTAACCGGAGTTGCAGCTACTGACTTAGTATTTGTGCAAGTTAAAAATGATGGTACGAATAACCGTACTGTATTATCAGCAGCAGCAACTTTAAACACCATTACAGTTATTTTTTCTGGTGACCCAGGTGCTGACTTGGTGTTGTATTATCAAGTTTTAAGAGCAGCTAGCTAATAGGGGAATTGCATGGCCTTAACAAAAGTACAAATCATTTCAAATGCTTTGGCCCAGTTGGGCCATGCACCTATCGTGTCATTGATAGACCAAGATGAATTAGTTGTAGCAGCAGAGCAAGCTTTTGACATGCTTTTGCCAAGTGTTCTATCAGCAAACAACTGGAGATTTGCAAGCAAGTTTGAACAACTATCTTTGCTTGTTGAAACACCTCCACCACCTTATTTATATGTATATCAACTCCCCAGTGGTTGGTTAAAAACATTAAGTGTGTGGCCAAACACATATGACTGGGATATTTTTAATGGAAACAAGATTTACACATTTAACCAAGGGCCGTGGTATATGCAGTTTATTTATCAGCCTGATGTTTCAGCTCTCCCACCTTGGTTTGTAAATTACTTTGTTTATGAAATAGCAGCATACTTGTGTTTAAGTAATGCTCAAAAAACCGAATACTACAGTGTTATCGAAGGTAAACGAAATCAGATGCAAGCCATGGCATGTGCAATTGATTGTCAAAATAGACCTCAGTTTACTCAGGTTGATTTCCCTGTTCTTGGCAATCGTGCTATTGGTGGTGTTTATCCTAATAGTATTTCTTAAGGGGAGCATATGCCACAAATTATATGGTCACAAGATGAGTTTAGTAGAGGTGAGTTGTCACCTATGCTTTACGGTAGAACTACTCTTGACGCTTATTATAAATCTTTAAAAAAGGCACAGAATACTATTACATACCCTCAAGGTGGTATTGGTAAAAGATTCGGTACTATATACACGGCCGAAATTACTGGTGTAACAGATTGGCGTGATATTTTCTTTGAAACTTTTCCTTATAAAAATGAATGTACATATGTTTTAGCTTTTGTTCCCGGACAAGTTGAAATTTATTTAGAAAACGAATTAGTCGCTACTGTTGCAAATGCCATACTAACAAGCCATGTTATTCGAACAATGGACTGGACAATACTTGAAGATAAATTTGAAATAACAGCTGATATTATCCAACCACATATCTTAAGTCGTTCCAGTTTAGCAGCAAATCCAATCAATACTGGTGCTGGTATTGTTTCAAATCAATTTACATTAACTAATCCAGTTGCAGCAAATTTGATATCAGCAGCACGATTTACAAATGCAGTACCGGCAAGTATGCCTAGTACAACACCACAAATACTTATAGGTGTAACGTACTTCATTCGTACTGATGCGACAGGAACCTTGATTAAAGTTTACGCAACTGCCCGTGATGCAGCAAACAACACAAATGCTTTTACATTAAATACCGTTGGCGCAGGTACTACAAACGTACTAATAGCAAACAACTGGACTCTAACACCAATTGTATTCACTAATTTGCCTCAATATGATTTTGGTGATGTAAATTACGATACTTTTACTTTTACACCAACCTCAGTGACTGTTGGTACAGCATGTACCATTACAAGCTCAGGAAATGTGTTTACACCAGAGCATGTCGGTGGAAGTATATTTCTATCAAATGGTTGTGTCTCATTCACAGCTTATGTATCAGCAACACAAATGACAGGCACAGTAACCAGTACTTTAAGCACACTAACAGCACAATTAGGCCGATTAGTTGAAGTTAGAGAACCAGCTTGGTCCACTAAAAGAGGTTTTCCAAGCAAATGCTCTAGTTTTCAAAGCCGTGCTATATTTGCAAATACCGATGCATTACCAAATGGTTTATGGTTATCAGCAATTAATGATTTTAATAACTTTGATGAATTATTATTAGACCCAGCTGATGACGATGCAATCAGTTATTTTCCGTCAAGCGACACTGTAAATGTTATTAAATTTATTGTGCCATATCGAAGCTTAACGGTTCATACAAATTCAGCAATTTTTTCCTCACCATTAATCTACGAAACTGCTTTAACACCTAAAACATTTTCATTGCAACTGCAAGATTCAACTCCTGCAACGGCAATTCAACCACAAGGCATAGATAATCAGATTATTATTATCAGTGGTAATGATGTTCACACAATGCTTTGGGATGGTGGCAATAACTCTTACATGTCAAATATTGTGAGTGTTACCTCCGAACACCTTATCAGCGCACCTCACGATGAAGTCTCATTTCAGAATTTAAATCGTGCAGGTAGTAGGTACATATTTATTATCAATGACGATGGCAGCCTTGTTGTTTACCAAACATTAATGAATGAAAATGTGACAGGTTTTACATCATGCATCACAGGTGAAATCAACGATAATAAACCAGAGCTTAGAGCCTATTTTAGATGGGGCGCAAGTAGTCCAGATGGTCGTGCATGGTTTGTTGTAGAAAGAAAAGTTGCTAATGAACTTGTTGCACCTTTTACTTATAGCACCAAATATTTTATTGA